ACACTAATCTAATATTTTATTCTTTTCTCGATTTATTTTCTCTCACGCTTTCTTAAATAACATATTCCTAAACTTGGCGTTAAGAAATCTAAAAGGTATAAATAATGACTCAAAGTATGTGGAAGAAATAATTAAAATGATTGACTAATATAAATCTATGGATACAAAATATTTATTTTATATTACATTAGTAATTTCAATTGCTGTTCAAATAATAACAGGAATAATAGAGATAGGCGCATTTTTTGTAAAAGTTCCTACTTTCTATTCACTAATAAAACAATTACTAATAATAGAATTAGTAGTCCAATTTTTTGAAGGAACGTTTTATTTTTGGTTAGCTTATAATTTTACTAAAGTATTAAATGTTACACCAAAAAGATATATAGATTGGGTTATTACAACTCCATCAATGCTAATAACATTAATGGTATATTTAATTTATTTAAACCAACGAGAATCTAAAGATTCTTCGTGGTCAATGAAACTCTTCCCGTGTGTAAACAAAAGGGTAAAAAATAAAATTAATGAATTAAATTTATTTACAATTTTAAAAGAGAATTTAAATATTTTTATACCTGTAGTGCTTTTAAATTGGTTAATGTTGCTTTTTGGTTATTTGGGTGAAATGAAAATAATTCCTCTTTTACTTGGGTTATTTTTAGGATTTATGTCATTTTTAATTTATTATTATATCATTTATGTAAATTATGTAACTCAAAACGCAAGTGAACAATTATTATTTTGGTATTTTTTCTTTTTTTGGTCATTATATGGGGTTGTGGCGATTTTGCCCTATTATATTAAAAATTCATTTTACAATATATTAGATTTGTTTTCAAAGAATTTTTTTGGTATATTTTTAAGTTATATAATATTTTTTGAAAAGTATTGAAATGATAAAACTGGAGAAATGATAAAACTGGAGGCATAATAAAACTACCAATAAACATTTATTTGTTCTTGTAGACATTTATCATATTTAAGCAGTTTTAAAGTAGTTTTTAAATGTTAAAAGGTTTAAATACTTCTTTCTAATAACACATAACACGCGATGAACGATGAAGATATTATTAAAAGTGAAGAAGGATTGATTTTCAACCCTTACAATCCATTAAACATAGAGATTACATTGAATGATGTTCAATTTATTCTAAAAAAATATGGTTTACCCCCGATTGTGACAAACATGTCATTATATCGTCGGGCATTTATACATCGTTCTTATACAAAACGCCCAAATGTTGAAAACATAAAACAACACATTACAATTGTTGAAAAGCCCGATAATTGTTTGCCATTGAGCACAAAATCAAACGAGAGATTGGAATTTTTAGGAGATGGAATTTTAGAATTAGTCACCAAATATTATTTATATCGCCGGTTTCCTAAAGAAAACGAAGGATTTATGACTGAGAAAAAAATCGCAATTGTAAAGAATGAAGCCATTGGAAAAATCGCAATGGAGATGAAATTAAACAATTGGCTTATTTTGTCGAAACATTCAGAGGAGAAAAAAATCCGCACCAATGTGAAAAAAATCGGTTGTTTATTTGAAGCATTTTTAGGCGCATTATTTTTGGATTTTAACAAGATTCAAGTAAAAGATGAAGACGGATGGTTTGAACAAATGTTTGTCACTGGTCCAGGATTTCAAATGGCTCAAAAATTCGTAGAAACTATATTTGAAAAACACATTGATTGGATTGCTCTTATTCAAAATGATGACAATTATAAAAATATATTACAAGTAAAAATACAAAAAGAATTCAAAGTTACACCACATTATATTGAAATTGAATATGATGTGGATTTGGGTTATAAAATGGGTGTATATTTATGTTTAGGACAATCCATACATAATTTAGATTTCAATAATGCGATAGACATAACCCAATTTGAAAAAGAAAAAGAGGCAGACATGTTTAAAAAAATTCAAGAATATATTATTTGTCACAATGGAAAGATATTTTTATTTTTAGGTGAAGGACAACACAAAATTAAACGCAAAGCCGAACAAATTGCGTGTAATACAATTCTTTCATATTTCAATTAAACCAACGCTCATATTGTCATTTTTATATATTTATATTATATAATTGTAATTATGGATACTTATGAAACAAAACCAGTTGTAGTTGATTATGTGCCTGTATTTGTTTCAATAAAAGAAACACAGGATGAGAGAAAAGAAAACGAAGAATATGATTTGACTGAATTAATGGCCTCGAATTTATTACAAGTAAAAAATAAAAAACTTATTTCTATCCCCCCTCGTAAAAAAATAATATTAGAAGAAGAAAAAGAAGAGGAAAAAGAAGAGGAAAAAGAAGAAGAAAAAGAAGAGGAAAAAGAAGAGGAACAAGAAGAGGAAAAAGAAGAGGAAAAAGAAAAAGAAGAAGAAAAAGAAGAAAGAAAAGAAGAAAAAGGACGCAAAACAAAAAGACCTGTAAAAGGCGTCGCCATTTTAGGTCCTGAAGTTCCATTAGAAATTGATCATAGACCAATTGTCCGATTTATGCCAAAAATTCAGCCGAAATATAGAATAAAACTTCCATCTTATTTTATGAATAATCGCGAAATATTTATTGAAAGAATTAATGCCATGTTTTTACCTTATCGCGAAGAACTAGCCAAATCTGAAAACATTACTTGTGAAAATATAGGCAAATCTTCTGGCAACATTTCTCTCTTACTTCATCAACAAATAACAAGAGATTATTTGAATTTATACACACCATACAGAGGATTATTATTGTATCATGGATTAGGTTCTGGTAAAACATGCACATCCATTGCCATTGCTGAAGGAATGAAAGACAATAAAAAAATTATTATTATGACACCAGCTTCATTAAGAAAAAATTACATGGTAGAATTGAAAAAATGCGGCGATTTATTATTTCGTCGAAATCAATACTGGAAATGGTATTCTGCTTCATCACATCCAGAATCCATGCCAGTTATTTCCAAAGTATTGAATTTGACAATGGATTATATAAATAAAAAGAATGGTGCATGGTTTATAGACGTACGAAAACCTAGTAATTATCCTGGATTATCTGCAGAAGATAAAAATTCATTAGACAATCAATTAGATAAAATGATTGAAAACAAATATATATTTATTAATCACAATGGATTACGATTTGAAAAATTAAAACAACTTACCGAAAATTATACAATCAATTTATTTGATAATTCGGTTGTTATTATTGATGAAGCCCACAATTTAATCAGTAGAATAGTAAATAAACTCAAAAAAGAACCCCCCATCAACCAAAATTCAAGAGGAGAAAAAGACCGTGCGCCAAGGTTTTTAGCATCCAAAATATACGAATACTTAATGTCTGCGAATAACGCACGCATCGTTCTTTTAACAGGAACACCTGTTATTAATTATCCGAATGAATTTGCCATTTTATTTAATATTTTAAGAGGATACATTAAAACATGGGAGATTCCATTAGATGTACAAACCAATAAAAAAGTAGACAAGGAGTTTCTCTCTCAACTATTTCAAACAAACAAAACATTGGATTATTTAGATTATTCGCCAACAAGCCGAATTCTAACTATTACCCGAAACCCATTCGGATTTAAAAACACGCTTACATCGCAAAAATACAGTGGGGTAACAAATGAAAAGAGAAATAAAGAAACGCGTGAAATGACATTTGATACAGATTTCGTATCTGACGCAAAATTTGAAAGAACTATTATTTCGATATTGTCAGACAATGATATTAAAGTAAACGGCGCAAATGTCAAGATTCATAATTTTAAAGCATTGCCAGACGATTTATCTACCTTTATGAGAGAATATATTAATGATTCAACAAAAGAACTTCAAAATGTTAATGGATTGCAGAGACGAATATTAGGATTGTCTTCTTATTTTAAAAGCGCACAAGAAGATTTATTGCCGAAATTTGAAAAAGAATTGACAAAAGATTATCATATTATTGACATTGAAATGAGTGATTTCCAATTTAAAATATATGAAGATGCCAGAAAAGAAGAGAGAAAATCTGAGAAACCTTCTAAAAAACCGTCTAATGTGTACGAAGAAGCCAAATCTAGTTATCGTATTTTTTCGCGATTGTTTTGTAATTATGTCATGAATGATAGACCCATGCCAAGAATAAAAATGTTAGAAGAAGCAAAAGAAGGAGATGAAGAAAAGGGAGACAATTTCGTCCAAATGCTTAATAAAGAAGAAACCAAAATAGATGTAGATGTAGAACGAGAAGGAGAAGTAGAAGGCGACGAATTTTTAAATAAAATCGCGGATGAAACATATGATGCTAGAATTGAATCTAAAGTCAATGAGATGATTTCAAATGGCGACGAATATTTCTCTCGTAATGCGCTTCAAATTCACAGTCCTAAATTCCTCAATATTTTAGAAAACATTCAAGATTCACGACACATTGGTCTTCATTTGTTATATTCTCAATTTAGAACATTAGAAGGCGTTGGACTTTTTACAATGGTTCTTGATTACAATGGTTTTACACGATTTAAATTGAAAAGGGTATCTGATATGTGGGAATTAGACATTTCTGAAGAAAATATGAGAAAACCCAAATATGCGTTATATACTGGAACTGAAAGCGCGGAAGAAAAGGAAATTATTCGTAATATTTATAATAGTTCATGGGATGATGTCCCTACAAATATTGCGAATGAATTAAAACGCATTAATGAAAATAATAATCTCGGTGAAATCATTAAAGTATTGATGATTACTTCTTCTGGTTCAGAAGGCATCAATTTGAGAAACACGCGATACGTTCACATTATGGAACCATATTGGCATCCAGTTAGAACAGAACAAGTCATTGGTCGTGCTAGACGTATATGCAGTCATAAAGATTTACCAGAAGAACTTCAGACTGTAGAAGTATTTATATATTTAATGACTTTTTCAGAAAAACAGTTGAAAAGTGATGATTCCATTGAATTGAAATTAAAAGACAAGGGTAAATTTAAACCATTTGGACCTGTTACAAGTGATCAGTTGTTGTTTCAAATATCAAGCATTAAAGAAAAAGTAAATAATCAATTGGCAAAAATAATTAAAGAAACATCTTTTGATTGTTCTATTTATCCTCATGGAAGAGATAAATTTACATGCATGAATTTTCCGAGTGCGAACGCATCTAAATTTACATATGTTCCTGATTATTCCAAACAAGAAAAGGACACTACGCTACAAATAAATAAAAAACAAATTGAATGGATGGGACACTCTATAATAATAAATGGCAAAAAATATATTGCTCGAACTATTACCAAAGACAAATTATGGAATATTTATGATTTGAAAAGTTACAAAGAAGCATTGGCAAATCCCGGGGTAAATCCAATTCAAATTGGCACATACAAAATAGAGGAAAATGGTGATAATGTTTTTACAGCTTTTTAGAGTTGCTTATTCCAGTTTATTTGTCTAACTCATTCTCATTCAATACCATTAGACCAATGGCTGCGTAATTATGAAGGTCTAACAACGTGTCACGTAAACCTTCGTCTTTTACCAATGTAACACTGTTTTTATTAATCGATATCGCACGACGCAATTTATCTTCAATGCGAATAAGAATTCCAATAATTCCATGTGTGGCAAAAGAATCGCCATAATCCGCATTTTTTCTTCTAAATACTTCCAACGCATCATCATGAATTGTTTTCATTTGTTCTATTCTATTAGGTGGAGGGTGTGGCGGCATTTTTTGGTCAAATAAAATACCATCTGAATTTTGAATGTCCTTATTCCATGAAATATGTTTTGATGGTTTATTCAAATCAATCGTAGTCGGTGTTTCTCTAAAAGTATTATTATCAATTTTTATATATTTTATTTCTGGAGCATCGGATTTATTTTTTTGTTGGTTTAAAGAAGAAAAAAACAATGGTGATAATTTTTCCTTTTTAATTGAAGTTTCTTCTGATTTTAATTGGCTGACATTCGTATTCGCATTCGCATTTACAATTTGAGAAATATCATAATTGCGCTCAGCAATAGTTCTTTTAATAATTGATTCAATTTCTGTCAATGGTTCATCCATTTTATCTCGAAAATTCGGTATTTGTTGAGGCAATGGACGAGCCATAGATTGTTTAAAATCTTCTTCTTGTTCTGTCAATTTAATTTCAAATTGTGATAATTTTTCAGTTTGCAATTCTTCAAATGTAATTGGTATTTTTTGTTGTGTTTGTTGTTGAGGTTGTTGATATTGAGGTTGAGGTTGCGATGCGAAAAGAATAGATGAAATGAATGCCTTGTTTAACATGATTAAATCCCCGTACTTCATGTTTTCTGATTCATAAAATTCAGTCAAGACAGTTTCAAATACATTTCTATTTTGAAATACATCATGTTCACCAATCACTTCCCAAAGTATTTCAATATTTGATAAATCTAAAAAATCATGTTTATTCATTAAATGTAATATGTAATGAATAATATTTAAACTATTTACAAAACAGAATTAAAATATACTTTCCGAAATTTTTCCATGTATTTATCCTTTAAAATGTGCGTTTTTAAATAATTGCCTGTAATTTTATCTTCCAACATATGAACAATAAAAAAGAGAGAATATACCCCACATTCAGTATTTCCATATTGATGTTCTACAGGATAATTTTTATCAAATTTAAAGTGTACATTCAATTCTTTTCCTTGTTTTATAATTCTATCCACCAATACTTGCACTTCACGAGGAATGTCATTGCCAGCGCTATCAAAGAAAAAAATTGTGCCTTTTTTAATGTTTACAAAGAGAGAAATCCAATGTTCTCCCCCTTTGTAATGCGGGTCTGTGTTAAAAATAAATCCTAATTTCGTTTTACCATTCGTTTGTTGCTGTTTTAAATTTAAATTACATATTTCTTCCCATACACATACGCCATCTGTTTCTTTTGTGTCAAAATCAATTGGTGTTGGTCCGAAAAAATCAAAACATTTATATACTTTTTCATATTGTTTCATAACATTCATAATGTCTACACTTGACAACCATTCATTCGGATTTTTTTTCCATTCTTCAGGCGATGCTGGGGCGAATGACTGTTTTAATTCGTCCATTTCACCTTTGGCAAAATCTTGAATTAGCCAACACGATTCTCTTCGACATGTTTTATTCATATATTTTCCTAACAATTCCCATATTTCTTTTGGATTGTTTGAGTGAATAATGGTGTCAGGATGTCTACTGTTCCATTTATCCTTCAATTTAAACAACGCGTCGTTTGTGTAACAACTGAAATCATTCGAAGGACCATTTTTTGGACTACATGACATTTTTGTCAACACATTACGACTTATTCTTGTTTTTTTACCGCCTGTAATATGTTGTCGTTGTTTATGCGTTGGATGTATCTTCTGTTTCTTGTTTAATCTCACTGTCAGACGACGTGTTTTCCTGTTTCTCAATGTTTTCCTGTTCTTCATATGTATTTATTAGATTTTTCTTTTTTACAATACCTTTTACTTTTAATAGTGGGTCTTTCAAATTAATTTCTTTTTGAAGAGGCAACTGTTCAGATTCTTTTTTTTTAATAACATTTCTAATGATAAAATTATCCAATGTATTTGATTTTACAATTTTTCGGATTATTGAAGAATTATAAGCATTCATGTTGTCATTCTCATCATCCG